ATTTTCACGTTTTTTACGGATTTTTTTAACATCTTCTGAACCTCCTCCAGATGTTTGAATTATAGATTCTTTAACATTAGTTGGTATAGTTGTTTTATTAGATGCATCACTTTCAACAGCCACAGCTTTAACATTATTAACTTTTGTATTATCAAATCCTAAAATAGATATAAGTAAATTAGTAGCTGCTGCGATAGTTTCTTCTTTGCTTAAAGGAAAAGTATTATAGATCTGAGATACTGTAACGTATTTTCCATTCTTATATCCTTGTATAATTATATCTTCTTCATCAGTAGGAACTACAACAAAGTTCGCATTGTGCGAATTCTGGTTTAATTGTTTGATATCTGGAGAATATAGATCAAATACATCCCAAACAGGATTATTATTACTATCAGGAGTATTTTTAAAACAAAGTATATCGTAAAAGGTTAACTTTGAATCTGTATATAATTTTCCAAAGGCACCGTCCAATTGCAAATATATTTTATTATTTAAAATATGTATAGTCTCTTTTGGTAGGTGGTTATTTGCATTAGTCAGTCTCGTAAATTTTCCGGAATTAGCAAATATTTCTTTTGAATTTGAATCATTATGTCCTAATTCTTGAGGTGGATAAATGTTATTATAGGAACCAAATTTTTTATGATAACTTAATTCAAAGCTATCATTATTTCTAGTAAATATTGACATATAAGAGTTGGAATGGTCTAATCTGTTTAGATTACATAAAGTTGTTCCATCAAATTTTAGTTTTAACTCCAATTCATCAGCATTTTTGCTACTGTGACTACTAGATTTTGACTCTGCGAGCTGTATTACATCAGTAGCATATACTTTTGTTACATATCCCCAATTATCTACTCCATCTTTATCTTTTTTATAAATATATATAGATGGTATTCTATAAGACTCGCTATTCGCATCATCTAAATCATCGCTTACACATCCCACGCATAAATAATCATCTTTTAATACTGCAGATATTCCAAATTTATAAGTTCCAGGTTCGTGTATCATTTTTAATTCTCCCCATTTTTCACTAGCAGTTGGATAATTCTTTTTAAGTATATATACGCTACCTTCCTTATATGCTTTAGCATCATCAGTATCATCATTATCTATAGATTTATCATAATCTCCAACTACTATATAATCTCCATCAACACTTATTACTCTTCCAAATCTTTTAGAGTTAGTAAAATTATCTTTATCTGATGGTCTTACTACTTTTACATCTCCCCATTTATCTACACCATCTTGATCTTTTTCAAAAATCTCTACACCTACCTCCTTATTGTCCTGCTTGTCTAAACTTAATACTGCAGTATTTTCATCCATAGCAAACCCCCTTCCGGCGAGGCCGCAGTATTGACTAGTGGATGGTTGTATTGTTTTGGATTTAGTACTTGATAATAGATTATTTTCATCTAATTTATATATATCATAATGTGTTTGTTTATAAGCTCCTTTCTTTCCAATAGCTACCCAATCTCCAGCTCGATGTATTCCTTGACCAAAATCATCTGTTTCGCTTGTTTTTTTTTGAAGAGATCTGACTCCTTTATCAATAGCATATTCGACTTCAGATATATTATCATCATTTATTAATTTATATTGATGTAATTGACTTGCCTTCGTCGTATCATTAGTTTCAAGAATTGTAATATAATTTTCATATATAAATGAATTCCGTCCGTAGTAAAGATTCTTTACAGGATTTTCTGGTAATATTTTTTGAACTAATCCCCAATTATCATTACCACCTTCATCTCTGCCAAATACGTAAAGAACTCCGCTATTTTTTATATCATTATTTTCATCATCATGATAATTCGTATTCACGATTAAATAATTATTACTTAACTTGAAAGGTCCAGTTCCCCAAGTTTGTCCATATGTTTCATCTTCATTACTATTATTATATGTAATGGTTTTATAATGACCCCACGTATTATTATTTCCACTAGTATCATTAGTGTCATCCCATTCTCTCCAATAAATATTTATATCCCATTTTATTTTTTTATTATCGTTATCTAATTCCATCGCTCCGCGGCGCACTGCTATAAAATCCCCATCGCCAGCAACCTGTTGATAAGCATTACCCTCTTGTGGAGGATTATCAATTTTAATAACTTTAGTTGGAACCCATTGATTAAAATTATTTAATGTATATATCCATAGTGATCTATCTACTGTCTTTGTATCACTACTGTCACTCTCGTTAGTTGAATCGTATTTAGTAGTTGAAATATATGTATTTGCATCTATAAAATGGCTATCGTCAGAAGGTTCAGGCGTTTGTTTTATTCTATATAATTTTGAAGATGTTGTATTAGCTTTATCATAAACATTCCCGTGTCTTCCAATCTCCCCAACGTGACGAACATCAACTGGAATTCCATTAGAATCTCTTATTATTTTATACATTAGAACTTCGCCGGCTAATCCACTTGTTGAACTGGAGAAAGAGTGACCGTAAAGGTTAATTCCGGACTTAATACGTGTAGATGATTTTACTGCTAGCCAGTTATAATTTACACTTAATTTCTCTCCAAAATGCATATGTCCTTTTTGATGACCGTTAAAGTTATCAGAGTTTCCACTAAGAGAATCATCGGCTTTTCCCTGGCTATTAGTTCTTTTTCCAAATCCGGTTCTTTCAAAATTTCCATCTTGACAATTTAAAGTTTTGAACCATTCCCATTTATCATTACTATTCAGTCTGTAACATAAAACAACACCTGAGATAGTTGGTGCATTGGAAGTAGCACTCACGCCATGGAAGCCACTCGCCCCTTTAGTATCGGCAACTACCATAATTTTTTCGTGTATTGCTACAGAAATACCTAAATATACTGTTCCAGTTCTTCGACTAGAACCTGTGCCACTAAATGTAGTTCCAGTTTGCCAATCATTTGTGCTTCCATCATCACCAGTTTGCCATTCTCCATATACATACATCGATTCGTGTGTTGCTTTCATTCTATCACTAGGAGTTAGAATTTGACTCATTTTCCATTCATTTCCCTCTCTTTTAAATACCATAGCTCCTCCACTGTTTACCATTTTTTCATCATTTACTGGATCCGCTGGTGAAGATGCTACATTAGTTTTCAAGTTAGTATTTCCTACAACACAATAATCTCCCCATACTGCGTGACTGACTGCTATATAGGACGATCCTCCTTTCCATAAGTGGTTACTGACTCGGTATAATCTGTTATTTGAACTGTCTCTTTCGTCTCCAATCTGATTTACATAATCAGAAGATGTCGTGCTTGATACAAGATCCCATCTTGCACTCATAATTATGATATAATCAATTATTTTATTTTTAAGTAAAAATATTTAAATTAAACTTTTCCTAAATATTTTTATATACACAATTTATTTACATTTTATGACATGTCCATACCTCTCCTTCTTTCTGTAAATTTAATCTTTTTATAATTAAAATAATTTACTCTCTAAATCGTTGTCTAATTTTCATTGTATCCCAAAATGTAATATTATCAGAACCTCTCATAATATGTGTTAACTTAGAATCATTTGTTAGTAATAACATATTCTTTAATTCTTCATTCTGTCTATATTTTTCATATTGAGCTTTATACATAATATTTTCGTTATTTTTATTATTCATAAAATCAGAATCCATATTAACGGACTCAGGACGATATAATATTCCTCTTATTTTACCTGTTTTACCTCCAGCTCCTTTAGCTTTATTAGGATCATAACTAATTTCACTTTGTTCATCCATTGTAAATTTTTTATAAAATTCTGGATTTTCTTTTTTGAATTTATTTCCCTGATAATAATGTTCAACACTAGCCCATTTATATCCATCTAATTCAAATAATGGAATAACTTCATTATTTTCATTTCTTTTAACATAAAAATTAGATAACATTTTTCTCCAATTTTTTATCTTACTTAACCTAACATAATCGGATTTTCGTAATGTAGGTATTGTTTCTGATGCACCTTCTCCTGGAAAAGGTTTATCTGAAGATTTACTATAAAATGCTAGAACAACAGAATCATCGTAAAAAGTATTATTAGTTTCTGGTGGTGAAGGTTCAACTTCTATTTCATTTTCAGTATCATTTAATTTAGTGTCTATTTCTTGTTCGGTATCTTGTAATATTTCAGTTTTTCCAGTAGTTTTTTGAAATTTAGGTATATAATCAAATAAAGTTGTTCCCTTAGATTGTAAACATTTATTAATTAATTCTTGTTTAATCATATATGGTATTTCGTGAAATCTTAGTGCAGACTTATTTTTATATGTAATTAATTGATAATGAGTTCCATTATAATCAAATAAAATGTAATATTTAGGTTTAAATACACCTTTTTTACTTATATTATCTGGAACCATATCACCACATTGTATTATATTTTGATATTGTGAATTATGATAAAATTCATTATTTAATATAATAGTTTTTATATTGAGAAGTTCTTCAAGTATAGTTATAGTAGAAGAGTTAGCCCAATAATCTGATGTTAATACAAATTCTTTTAATTGATTAATATCCTTTATATTTTGCATAAATTGAAATTCTTTAAGCAATGATTCACTTTCTTTTTTCTCTTTCTTTAAACTAAGAATCAATGTTTTATTATTAGTATAATCATTTTTAAGTTCTTTTAATTTTTGTCTTAGTTGTAATTGTTTATTTCTATCTTTTTCCTGTTTAGCTATTAGAACATTACTATCATATTGACTTTTAATTAATTTTCTTTTTTCTAATAAAATATCCTGTTCTTCTTGATTATTTTTTATATTGGAAAATAAGTTATCATATAATTCTTTATATGTTTTAAATAAATCCTCGTTTATATGTTGAGAAAACATTTCTCTTTGAGATTGAATAGGTAAATTAATATTTATAGATTTAAATGCATCTCTTATAACTGCAAAAAAACAGTCACCTCCACCTTCATTATCAATAATATTATAATTATTATTTTTAAAATGATTTTCAATCCATACATTTTCATCGTTCTCAATAAATTTTTTCATAATTCTAGAATTTTGTTTTTCATTTTCAATTAAATCCTTGTGTAAATCATCATCATCTTCTAATAAGATAAAAGGTTTTAATGTAGAACTATCTTCTTCTTCGTTATCATCATCGCTTTCGTCGCTATTATCGCTATCATTATTATTAGATGGTAAATCTTCAATAATACCATCTTTAACTTTTTCATTGAGAAAATCTTCATCTATATTAGTGAAAAGTAATGGATCTTTTAGTTTGGAAACATCTATGTCATTATCATCATCAATTAAATTAATATAATGTTCTGCTAAAAATTCATAAATACCAATCTTGTAATATTCAGTTTCTGATATAATTAAATAAACAGGCGCATAATATATATTTTCATAAGAATTAGTATTAAGTTGTCCTAAAGCAATAACAACTTCTACATTTAATAATGTAATTTTAAATAGTGAAACTTCTGTATTTTTATCAATAGTATCAATGTTTAAATCTTCATTATAATTAATTTGGGGTTCTATTAAAGAAGCGACCATATATCTTAATCTAATATAATAAATTTCTTTAAGTAGTTATCCTTTTTTATTTCTTCAAAATAAAACCACATTAATTTTCTATGATTAACTAAATCATCGTTTTCAGGATTTAATTCAAAAATAGCAATGTCTTCACATAGATCCATTTTTCTTTTTTTTCTTTTTGATATTTCATAATAATCTGCTATTTTATCTAATTCTTTTTTTGTATGATTAGCCTCATATTGATATATTAAAGCATACCAATTATCATCATAATTATTATTAGTATCATTATAATCATTTTTAGAAACATCTAAAGTATTAACTAAATCAATAATTTCATTATAATTTACAATTTCATTGTTTTCATTATTATTTTTTTCATTATCTTCATTTTCTTCAATTATATAATTCATTTACGTTTAATTAATATAGATAAGTAGTATTTATATATATTAATTATTAACTATTAATATCAATATCATCAAGTAAATCATAACATTTGAATATAGTTTTGTTATTAAGACTAGAGTAATCTTGAGTATCTAGTTTACTAATATTAATTATTTTTGAATTTAATTCATTATTATTTAAAATCTTATATGAATTTTTAAAAAGAATAATTAAATTTTCTATTATTTCTTCAACTACAAATGATTGATTTTCTTCAACTATAAATTCAATAAATTTATCATATAATGAAAATATTATCTCTTCTATAAATGATTTATTAATTAAACCAACTAACATCATATTAACTAAAAACAATGAATGAGACTTTCTTTTTTCATTATTTTTATTAAATTCACAAAATTTATTATAATCCTCGTTAGGATCAACATAATTAATTTCATCAAATAATGTTATATAATCATTTACAATAAGAGAATAACTATCTTTCATTATAGGATATTTTTTAATTAAATCTAAAAATAACTTAGCATACGTTTTAGACCAAAATTTATTATTATTTCCTAGTTCATAAACAGTAGTTCCAATATTCAATAACATTTCATCATTACAAGATATATCTTGTATAATATTTTTTATATTTTCAAGTTGTTCATCGTAATTATTATTTGTAATTTTATTAATATTGCTTCTAATTTTGTCTAAATAATTAGTTTTAGTATTTTGATTTTTATTATTAAATTTATTATTTATTGAATTAGAAAACATACTATTTTTCAATAATTTATTTCTTTTTTTGAAAACGGGTGTTTTCTGATAATCAGGAGATCCAACTCTACTAACTATATTACTAATAATATCTATTGTAGATTTATTTAAATTTAGATTATCTATCTCAATTTCTATTTTTAAATAATCAAGAATACTATATTTTTTATTAATATGTGATGAATCCATATACAATATATTTTATAATATTTTTAAATTAATTTAATTAAATATTTAATTTTATAATTAAACTTAAATAATCGACTTAAAACTATAATTATTATTATATATATTAATATGAATAATGATAATTATATTATAAATGGATGGGAAGATGAGAAATTAAAATTAAATATTAAGTTAATAAGGGGCATATATTCTAATGGATTCGAAAATCCTAGTTCAATTCAAAAACAAGTATTATATCCTATGATTAAATTAAAAGACAAGGGAAAAAATAGAGATATTATTGCACAAGCTCAGTCTGGAACTGGTAAGACAGGAGCTTTTACTGTTGGTATGTTGGAACTTATTAATATAAATAAAGAAAAGGTTCAAGGTATAATATTAGCACCAACTCATGAATTAGCTGAACAAATAAATAATGTAGTTCTTAAGTTAGGACATTATATGGAAATCAAAAGTTTACTATTAGTAGGAGGAACATCTGTAGAAAAAAATAAAAAAGAATTAACCAATAATACACCACATTTAATTGTTGGAACTCCAGGAAGAATTCATGATATGATTCGTAGAAAATTTCTTAAAGTAAAAGATATAAAAACATTGGTAATTGATGAGGCAGATGAAATGTTATCATCTGGATTCAAAGATCAGATGTATAAAATATTACAATATATGAATGATGATATCCAAATAGGTCTTTTTAGTGCTACTATGCCAAATGAATTAAAAGAACTAACTAAAACATTTTTACAAAATCCTATAAAGATTTTAGTTAAACCTGATATGCTAACATTAGAAGGAATATCGCAATTTTATATTAACATACAAAATGATATTGGTAAATATGAAACAATTAAAGATATCTTTGAGTCAGTTTCAGTGTCACAATCTATAATTTATTGTAATAGTATTAGAAGAGTTGATGATTTAACAGAAGCTATGAAACAAGATAATTTTCCAGTCGAAAAAATACACGGAAAAATGTCTGAACAAGAAAGAAAAGAAACATTTAATTTATTTAAAAAGGGACATTGTAGAGTATTAATTACTTCAGATTTATTTGCTAGAGGCATTGATATTCAACAGGTTAGTATAGTTATTAATTTTGATATTCCAAAAAATGAATATACATATTTACATAGAATTGGAAGAAGTGGAAGATGGGGAAGAAAGGGAATAGCTATTAATTTTCAAACTAAATATGATGTTAATAAACTAAAATATTTTGAAAAATATTATAATACAGAAATAGTGGAAATGCCTATTAATTTTCAAGAATTAATAGTATCTTAATAATTGCGTTTTCTGTTTTTCATTTTTTTATTTAATTATCATAATGTTAAATAAAAAATATATAAATGATTTTAAATTACCTATACAATATATAAAACATTATAATACTAATGATAATATAAAAAATGATTTAGAGTTAATAGATTCTTATAATAAAAATTCAGATGAATCTGATAGTGTTTATAATATTATATTTAAACCAAAAACAGAATTAGGAAAAGAAAGTATATCTAATTTTTCTAATTATTATACTACTGATACTACTTTTCTTAAAAATACACAATCTTTTATTAAATCTATAAAAAATATGACAATTAATTATGATACTATTAATACTACATTAAGTAATTGGAATTATATAAAAAATGATAATGAATTTATAAAAAAATATCAATATATCGAATTTGATAGATTTGAATTTTTAAATCATTCTACATTAGTATTAACAGTATTAACTATATTAAATTTATTTTCACCTTTAATACAATTATTATCTCCTATTTTGTTACTGTTACTTCCTTTTTTAATAATTAGTTTCTTACCTAATAATAAACTAACATTTTATAACTATTTTAGTATATTAAAAAGTGTTTTTAAAAATAATTCTATTGGAAAATTAATATTTGATTTTAGTAATCTTTCTTCTTCTCAAAAAATGCAAGGTGTAGTTTTCATTAGTTTTTATTTTTTTAATTTGTATCAAAATGCTAGATCTTGTTATGCTTTTTACAAAAATCAATTTTTTATACATAAAATATTGTTAGATACTAAACGATATTTACAATATTCTTATCATAAAATGATATATATAAAGGATAAATTAAAACCATATTTCAGTTATAAATTATTTAATAGAAATTTATATCATTATAGTGAAAGAATTAAACATTTTTTAGATGATTTATATTTTGTAACAGATAATATAAAATCATTTAATTATTATTCAAAACCTGGACAAATAATGAAATACTTTTATACATTATACGAATCTAAAGAATTATCAAATTTATTTGAATATAGTTTCGGATTTCACGGATATATTGAATTATTATATGGAATTTCTAATAATATAAAAGATGATTTAATACATAAAATTACTTATTCTAATAAAAATAAAACTGTATTTAAGAATCTATATCATCCTTCTTTAATAAAAAATTCAGTTAAAAATAATATTAATTTGAAACATAGTAAAATTATAACTGGACCTAATGCCTCTGGTAAAACTACGATACTAAAATCTACTATAATAAATATTTTATTATGTCAACAAATAGGATATGGTTATTTCAAAAAAGGAATATTAAATCCATATGATTATATACATTGTTATATTAATATACCAGATACTATGTCTAGAGATAGTTTATTCCAATCTGAAGCTAGAAGATGTAGTAATATATTAAATATTATTAATAAAAATGAAAATAAAAGACATTTTTGTGTATTTGATGAATTATATTCTGGAACTAATCCATATGAAGCTATATCTAGTGCTGCTTCTTTTTTAAATTATATAAGTAAAAATAATAATGTTAAATTTATTTTAACTACACATTTCTTAAAATTATGTTATTTATTAGAAGATAATTCAAATATTAAAAATTATAACATGAAAACTATTATTAAAAATGATGAACCAACATATTTTTATAAAATTAAAGAAAATGTATCACATATAAAAGGAGGAATATCAATACTTAAACAACTTAATTATCCTAAAGAAATTATAAATAATGCAAAAGAAATAATTGATTCGTTAAATTAGTTCATTTATTTTATTTTAGCATATTAAATGTTTAATAAAAGGATGTTGATATGTTTAGGATTAACAGGTGTTAGCTCTATTTTATTATATTTATATTTTAATAATAAGATCAAAAATGTTGAGAATAAATTAGATGTTTTATTTCAATTAATTCAAAATCATAATGAAGGAAATAAAAATAATAATTTAAATAATGTTAATACAACAGCTAATTCAAATATAATGATGAATGTTGAAGAATTAGAAGAAGAATTAATTGATGTATCGGATGATGACGAAGAAGAAGTTGAAGTATCAGATGATGAGGAAGAAGAAGTTGAAGTATCAGATGATGAGGAAGAAGAAGTTGAATCTAATAATTTAGAGCTAATTGATACATTAGATAAATCAAGTTTATTAAATAATGTTGAAAATATTGAAAATGACAACTCTTTAAATGAATTAGAAAATACTAATTTAGATGATATTGATAATGATAATTTAATGGAAGAGATAGATGTTGAATTAGATGAACTAGATGTTAATATAAATGAAGATGAAGAACAGGGTGAAGAAGAGGAAGATGATGAAGAGGAAGAAGTTGAAGCTGAAGAAGAAGAAGAAATTGAAGTTGAAATTGATGAAAATGGTGAAGAACAAGAAACAACAAAAAATATTGATTTAGATTTTGAGGTAACATATGAAGATTTAAAAGTAAAAGAATTAAAGAAAATTTGTAGAGATAAAGGATTAGTTTTTTCGGGATTAAAAAAAGATCAATTAATTAAATTATTAAAAGAAAATTAAAAATAATGTTTTAATATATAAATGAGTTTTTTAACTAATGATTCAGGAAGTAATAATATATATTTTAATTTACCAGCTTTAATGAGTGATGGAAGAGCTAATACTTTTCAAGATCCAGCTTGTGAATTAAATAACTCTTTGAAAAAATCAGCAGGAATTAATAATAATTATGATTATCGTCAATATTTAATAAAAAATGGAACAGATATGATTAAAAGAAATTTTAACGATTCTGCAAAATATTCGCACATTACCTATAGAAATAATAATAATGTATTTAACAAATATTTATATAAAAGTTCTAGAGATAGAAGTAAGCCATATGGATATGAATCATCTGATTTAAAAGAAATGTATTTAAGTCGTAGAGAATTACAAAGTAAATTAGTTGGTCCTATCGTAAATCAACAAGATCTATTAAGAAATTAATTAAATATTTTTTATATTAAATAATATTTAAAATAATATTAAAAAAAAATAAACAATCAGTGTATATGAATATTTTAAGCATTGATGTTGGAATGAAAAACTTAGCGTATTGTATTTTAAAAGTAGAAAATAATGAATATAAAATAATAGATTGGGATGTAATTAACTTATGCAATGATAAAAAATATATATGTCAATTTCCAACAAAAAAAAATGGGATATGTGAAAAAAAAGCAAGATTTACAAAATATAATCAATATTATTGTAAAATACACGCAAAGAAATCTGATTATAAGTTGCCTTCTCCCGATTTAAATAAAAAAAAAATTAAAAAATCTAGGTGGTCTGAATTAAAGATTTTAGGAAATAAATATGATATATCATTCAATTTTATAAAAAAAACAAAAAATGAATATTTAAATGCTATTATTGAAGATCTATCTTACAACTATTTAGAAACTATATCAGAAAATAAAGCTAAAGATTTAACATTAATTGATTATGGTATAAAAATAAAAGAATTATTTAGTAAAAAATTTAATAAAGAAAATGTAAATAAAATTTTAATCGAAAATCAAATCGGACCTATCGCTTTAAGAATGAAAACATTACAAGGTATGATTATACAACACTTTATTGAAAATGATATAACTGATATTAATTGTGTAAATTCATCAAATAAATTAAAAGAATTTTTAGGAAAAAAGAAAACATCTTATAATGATAGAAAAAAATTTAGCATAAAATATACTAGAGAGATTTTAGAAAAATTAAACTGTAATTGGATTGAATTATTTAACAAACATTCCAAAAAAGATGATTTAGCAGATTGTTTTTTACAATGTTTATGGTATTTAAAAAATAAAAATTTAGTGAATAAATAATAATAAATGCGGAATACTTAAAACTAAAACATCTATTTATCATTATAATGAGTATAAAACTTAATGTATCGGAAGAACCAGGAAATAATGTCAATGTTGATGTTTTATCAGGAGGAAATAAATCGGTAAATTTTGGACCGGGAGCAGAAATGCTTATGAACCCAAATAGACAAAAATCAAATAGCCCAAAACCTAATTTAGGAATAGGCGATTTAAAAGAATTAGATAGTATAAATTTAGATAATTCTAATGAATCATTGTCTATAGATAGAAAAAGTATATTCACTAATTTAGCAACATCTACTCCCTCAAATCCATTATCTAATGTAACTGATACTCCATTAGAATCTATAAATTTAAATACTGATAGTCTGCCATCTAAATCAGAAGCACCTAGTATTAGTTTATTTAAAAATGAAAAAAAAGAAAGTTCTGATGGATTTAAAAGTTTTAACGAAATTCCTGTAAATCCTAATATGAATGTTCCAAAAGAACCACCTAAGACTGCAAAAGAAATTTTAAAAGAAAAATTTGAATATTTAAGAAAATTAGAAGCTTTAGAAAGAAAAGGAGTAACATTAAGTAAAAAATATTCAATGGAATCTTCTTTAGATGAAATGAAAGGTGAATATGAACTTATTAAAAGCGAAAGAGAAAAAGAAAATAGTAAAAAGTTTCAAGCTAAAATGTTAATGGCTTTTGTTTCTGGATTAGAGTTTTTAAATAATAAATTTGATCCATTTGACTTAAAATTAGATGGATGGGCAGAAGCTGTAAATGAAAATATGGATGAATATGATGAAGTCTTTGGAGAATTACATCAAAAATATAGTAGTAAAGCTAAAATTGCCCCTGAACTTAAATTATTGTTTATGTTAGGAGGAAGTGGATTAATGCTTCATATGACCAATACTATGTTTAAATCATCTATGCCGGGTATGGATGATATTATGAGACAGAATCCAGAATTAATGCAGCAATTTACACAAGCTGCTGTTAATAGTATGAGAGAAGATACTCCTGGATTTGGAAGTTTTGTAGGTAATTTTGTCCCTCCACCACAATCTGAACCTGAAATTTCAGTTCATAGAGATCCTCCTAGAGGGTCGCCGCCCGGACCTACCGAACAACAAAGACGTGATCCTCCTAAAAATATAAGAATAAAATCATCTAGACCAGATATTGACCTAGCTCAAGGAAAAAGTGGATTTAATGATGCTGTAAATATGGATAGTTCATTTCAATCAGTTAGACCAGAAATGAAAGGACCTTCTGATTTAAAAGATATATTGTCTGGATTAAAAACAAAAACTATTAACTTAAATGATAGTAGTAATAAAAAAGAAGGAAGTGTAGTTAGTTTAGATGAATTAGATGAAATGAAATCAACACTTAATGTTAAAAAAAGTAAAAGAAAGAAAAAATCTGAAAGAAATGTTGTAGATTTAGGTTTTTAGTTAATTAATTATTTAATTATATAATATAAATGGTATTAGGATTTTTATTATATGAAGCAATAGATTTAGTATATCATAGTGGAAAAATTACATATAATGGAGTATCTTCTGTATATAATTGGTATTATGGAATAGATAACTCTTCATTGAATAAAAAAATAACTCAAGATGAAGAAACTATTAAGATGCTTGAAGATAGAGTTGAAAATCTTGAATCTATAATTGAAAAGTATATAAAAGATAATAATAACATTGATAAATAATTTAAATTATGTTTTATCTCTTTTAAACTGTCGGATTTTCTTCTTCTAGAATAGAAATTTCTAAGGATGATAGTAATCAAACAATAGAAATAGGTGAAGGTAGACGGTTAATTTTAAATGTTAACAATGGGATGTTAGAGTATGTATTTGAATTTGCAGAGTCTGCAAATGTATATGTTCCCCAGGGCGCTCCCCAGTTTCCGAAGGTAGTAACAAATGAATAGAACATCTTTGCCGTCGTTGAACTTCCCGTAAATACTCTATTTTTACCTTTCGATGCAACTAAGCCTGCAATATTTGACCAACCAAAACTAAATGATAAAGTTCCTCCGTTATAAATAAATGGATCTGTTATATCTTTTTCAGGATTAAAAAGATTTACTTCTCCAGTAGAAGAAAATGTAATATTACTAGCTGACCTTACAACAGTCCATCCTGAAGTCCCGGGATTATTATTAACAGAATTTGATGTATTTTTCATAGCAATTTGATAACTAGGAAATGTGCGTTGAGATGAATTAGGAAGTTGTGTTATATAAAAACTTATCTGTAAAATTTTACTTCCATTCACTATTCCTATGCTATTTAATAATGATTCACTATAATTAAATTTTATTATATATCTTTCATAATATGTATTTACTAAACCCGGACCGTAGGCTGAAGAACTAGAAGTTGAAGAACTTATAGGTCTTTCTATAGGATGTGAATCTGTTATAAAGTCTATTACAGGAATATCAGCAGTTGTATCATAACTATCATATGTTTCACTACTAGAAGTATATTTACCACTATCATCAGTTTGATTACTGAACTTCCATGCTGTAGAACTAGATCCACTAAAAATATAAGTTCTTCCTTTTCCCGGATCAGACCAATCTGGAATTGCACCCCAAGCAAATGATATTGATAAATCTCCACCTCCATGTGTAAACGGATTGTTAAAATTAATAAGTTTATAACCTGTTGTAGTTGCTGAAAAATCGCTGGCGGTTCTTACTACCGTCCATCCAGAAGTTCCTGGATTCGAAGATAGAGAACTCAGTCCATATGGAAAGCTTTTCATAGCAACTTCATAATCAGGAAAAGGTTGATGAGTTCCTCTCGATGTTGTTTCAGGAACAGCTTCTGATATATAAAAAAGTATTCCTGTAATTACGGCTCCTTTTTTAATTTTAATAAAATCTTGAGAAAAATTAATTTTTATTAGCCTTCTTTTGTAGTAAGTATTAATAATTCCATGACTCATACTACTCGAGGGACTTGTGCTGTTTGAATAGTTTGTTATAGCAGTTTCTTGCCACGTCCGATTTCTAAAATGATTTGCTATACTTATTGTTCCTGATGAAGGAACAGACTCTCCAGAAGTAAACTCTACATTCTGAAAGTTTGTTCTAAATGAACTTGCTGATATATTTGTGGATGGAGGCCAAGTTGAGGATATTTGATTATTCCGAAATGCATTATCATAAGTCTGCCAAATATCTGAAAATTTTACATTAGTATTAGGTATAATTGTTGTCATTATAATTATATATATAAGATTTTTTATTTTTATTTTTTTTAAAACTTTTTTAACTCTTTAAAAAAAATTTGGGAGAGATAAATTTTAATTACGATGTTTTTT